AATTACATATATGGTAATGACCCCTTTGTAAGTAGCGGTACTAATCTTTATAAACATGAATATGAAAAAAATGACTAAAAAAATTGAAAGGGGGTATAGGCATTATAATTTTTACAAAAGACCCTACACCATTTATGACAGGAGATTATCTTGTCATGTATAGGACATTAGATACTGCACCTACACAGGCTAATGTTACTTATATTTTACACACAGATAAGTTTGGGGTAAAAGAAATAGAGAAATGGTCGCCTATTATACAGAATAAGTTAGTTATTGTTACCGAAAAAGCACCTAAGATAACAAAAAAGATAGAGGATTTAGTTGTCGTTGATGACAAGTTGCTCATAAAAAATAAGGATAATTATTTCGGTGCTATCAAATCTTTACTTACATGGAATGATAGAAAAAGAGTGAGCAAGGTGTTGCACGACACACCACTACCACTAGTTATTGCTTTCTTAAAACAAAATGATGTGGATATAGAAGTGTGGCGTAGTCTAGCGAAAACACATCAAATATTACCGGAAAAATACTCTAGGGCTTTGTTGACTTACAAGATTAAACCTAAAACTATGAGAGTTAATTGGCCTAAAAAGAAAACAAAGAAAAAAGAACGACCCAATGTGTTTGAATATGACGATGAACATTGGGAGATTATAAAGGATAACTCTATAACCGTAGCCAATACCTTACGCAAGCGTAAGAAGGTGTCGGATGAATGGGTGTAATAGGTTTATTAATAATATTACTATATATATATGTGTCTTTTTGGGCTATTTCCATCTTCTTCGATATGGATATGTATGAGATGTTAACAGATACTACTAAAGAATACACAAACGCTTGCGAAGCAAAAAGACAAGGTATAAATGAAGGGGATAATTCCTTCGCTGATGCTATTTTTTGGTCGGATTTAGGAAACCATTAATAAGAAGCATAGCGACAACCTTTATACATGAGTGCGAACAACCGCCGAGTAAGGCGGCTTATAGTCGATATACTATGGAAACATGGTGCTATGACTAAAGAGGCAGTCGCACAAAGACTCTCTAGCGATAAAAACGTGAGAGCAGTACCTTCACCGCACAGTTTATCGGCTCTCTTATCTAAGAATCCTCAAATTGTACCTGTCGGTAGTGAGAAGGTGGAGAATGCCGTAGGATTAAAGGCTAGCCATCTTATCTATGACATAAATAGAGACTTAATTAAGTCCACCGATGATATAGTTTATAGCCGAACTCCAACCGTGATGACACCTACACAAAGGAGAGAAGCAGTACAATGCAAGTGCGGAAGAATAAGAGTATTTCCACCGGATTCGGATGTTTGTCTACATTGTGTAAGGAATAATTCATAACACACTAACGGAGTAGATACACATGGGGGAGATGATGCGAGAGGATATTAGTAGCATTCTGTCAGCCATGTATCATACCCACCATAATTACGACCTATCGTATTTACTCTCTCCCGCCCACATTTCCGAAGGTAATTTTATCAGAACAGTATTAGATTACTTTACAGACCCCGATGAGGATGAGGAAATAGATTCTATTATTGTAGAGAAGATGAATCCCGAATATCTAAGAGGTATAATGATGGGTTTAGTCATAGCACTAGACACCGAGAAGGGTCATGGCGAACACATGGGTAGAAGTAGTCATGGTGAGATTCTACATTTGTTCGATGCAGCCAACGCTTTCTTGATTGAATCACTACAAAGATAATGTTTATAACCCTAACAAAACACAGTTTTTGTTATGGTAACATGGGCTACTAAGTATCGACCTACCACATTCGATGAGATGGTTGCTAATAATAATTTTTCTTCTTCTAAACAACACCTTCTATTACATAGTAAGGCGGCAGGTGTAGGTAAAACCACTTACGCTCACGTTATCGCTAACCATTTCGACTACCCCCTACATATATTCAATGCTTCCTCTAAGAAAACTAGAGGCATAGCATTTGTTGAAGAAGAGTTATTGCCCTTGACACGTTCCGGCAATTATAATCAATACATACTACTAGACGAAGCAGACCAATTAACACCCGAAGCACAGGGTGCTTTGAAAGGTGTGATAGAAAACGCACAGGGTCTTTTCATTCTTACCTGTAATAATATCGAAAAAATAAGTCCTTACTTACGTTCAAGGTGTAGGGAAATGCCTTTTAGACCGATAGAGATAGATGAGATATTCAAGAGACTACAACACATTGTTGTAGCCGAGAATGTGGTTATAACAGACGCACATCTTCGTATGATTTGTGAAGCACATAGTGGTGATTTGAGAAATGCTATCAATGCTTTACAGGCTTACGACTCTTTAGGTGAAGAGAAAGGTAAAGCATTCGTACATAGTTTAACGGTAAAAGAGTTTGATAGTAAGTTTCTGTTGACTCTATGTTTCCGTGAGAAAGATTTCACAAATGCTATGAAGTTGTTCGGTAAGAATGATGTAAAGCAAACCATAAGAAGCGTATTTGATTACGCAATAGAGTCCGATGCTAGTAGCAACGGCAAGATGACAGTCATTGATGCGGCTATAACAGCCGAGAGGGATTTGATGAGTGGGATTGATGAAGATATTGTCAAGGGTAATTTCTTGAGGATGTTGATGCAACCGCATTCTTTATAACCGTATTAGTGGCGAGAGAAAAATAACTGAGGTACACAAAATGACTAACCCGATGCTAGAAAATATTGCTAAAACGCTGAATGTCGCACCCGAAGCGGTGCAAAAGAGGGCTGATGAAGTCCTTGTAGAACAGGGTGCTGCGTGGAAAAACGCAGGCCGTTCTGATGAAGATTGTGCAGTACTTGCACTAAGAGTCGCAGGGCGACAAATCTCTTCTGAATCTGCTAAACTACGAAGAACCGGCTCAGACATCTTTGAAGGTATGTTCATTTCTGTTCCTCGACCTAAAGAATGGGGTAAAATACTATACAATAAGATGAAGAATCAACTTATGTCTGCTACCGATGATGTGCGTCAAGTACTGATTGATAGTGGGGCTGTTGTTGTCTTTGAAGATAATAATGACGGTACATACACAAGACTAGCGGCAGAAATGTTCGGTATGGGTACTGAATCTGATACTTCTACTCTACCAAAACACACAATGAGACTAGATGGTAACACACACTTCTATGTAGTATGGGATAAGAACAACCCAACATTCCCATCCGGTGATGCTAACTTCAAGTACGGTGCGGCTCGACCTCAAGATGAGAGAGAAAGAACATCATTATTCTATGGTCGAAAACAAGGTACTAATGATTCCTTAAAAATACTTAAAGTAAGTGGTAACGGTGCTGCTGCTGATAGACAATACCCATCTTTTACACCATTAACTATCCCTATGAAGGGTGGTAACAATGATAGATGCTACCTAAACGCAGACGTTTCAGTACCTACTGTTGATGCTTCTTTGGCTAACCTTTTCGATGGTTCGCCTACTGACATTATCGGTGGTTTGATTGGTGAAGAGAATCTATTAGTAGGTTTGTCTCACTTAGGTACATACTACGACACATACAACGGTAAAGACGGTTGGTGGGATAGAAATTGTGCTGTAATTACAGAAGTAATACACATAGACCCAAGAGACAACGGTGGATATATTTTAGTTTGTGCTGATACCGATATGACTTCTATGGCAGGTACAGTTGATGTATATTGTGATGAAGAAATTGACTTTGCAGTAGGAACAAAGATGCTACTACTAGGTGGGGCTTGGAGAAGTAGAGAAGGTGAAGATAGACTATCAGTTAATGGTTGGTATGCTTTCGACATCATCCCTCAGATGGTTGAGCCTGTCGTGGAAAACGACGGGTGGGAACAATGAAGGCCGTAGGAGAATACGTTATCCTAAAGATGGCTGAAACAATCAGTACATCGGGTCTTATTACCGCAAAAGAATATGTTGTTGATAGTATTGGTTCTCTCGTACCCCTAGAAATAGGGTGCGGAGACACCGTACTATTCAATGGTGATAAGATACAAATGACATTGGATGACGGTAGGGTTTGTGTACATTATTCTGACCTTTTAGCATTTGACGGTGAAGAAGTACCGTACTACATAGGTGGAGAAGAATACTACGACCAAGATTTACATGACGATTTTATATGAGGTATTTTTATGGAAACAATATTAACAGGAATGGAAGCAAAGAGTAAATTACTCAAAGGTGTGAACAAGGTTGCTAACGCAGTCAAGGGTACTTTAGGGGTAAATGCAAGAACGGTTATTATACAGAATCCTGCGGGTATGCCCGTCATTCTTAATGACGGTGTTACTGTTGCTAGGGCTATCAATGATGCAGACCCTTACGTGCAAATGGGTATAGACTTACTTAAAGAAGTCGCTAGCGAAGCACAGGAGAAGTCGGGAGACGGTACTACTACTGCTACACTTATAGCACAGGCTTTGTGTAATGGTTCTCTTACCTTAATAGAACAAGGTGTAAGTCCTATTGTTATAAGAGATGCTTTGGGTTATTACTTAGAAGAAACAATAGATTATCTTAACGACATCAAGACTGATGATTTCTCTATCGAAGATGTGGCTACTATTGCTGCTAACAATGACCCTGTATTGGGTAAAATGATAGCAGACGTTATCAATAAGACAGGCAGTAAGGGTACTATTACGATAGAAAAAAGCCCTACCTTTGAAACATACACAGAAGATGTGCAGGGGTTAGAGGTTCTTTCGGGCTACGCACATAATGTTATGATAAACAGTCCGAAGGCTAGGTGTATCTTAGATAATCCTATGGTTATAGTAACAACCGAAAGGATTGAGACGTTCAATGCTTTGATACCTGCTTTAGAGTTAGCAGTCAAAGACAACAAACCTATTGCTATATTTTGTACCGACTTTAATCATCAAGCGTTACAGAATCTTTTAGTCAACATAGCACAGGGTAAGATAAGTGCATTATTAGTTAAGCCATCGGGTATGCCGGATGAACAACAGGCATGGTTAGAGGATATAGCGTTGGTTACAAAGAGTAATTTGTTTAAGACTTCTCTAGGTGAATCTATCACTAAACTAACTTCATTTGATGTAGGCTCATGTGATAAAATACAGGCTTCTGCTTTGACTACTATAATTACAGCGAGTGGAGAATCGTCTGATGAATTAAACGAACACCTAGATTCTTTGGCTTCTTATGAAGAAGAAGCGACTAATGATTGGATGCAACAATATTATAACAATCGTATATCAAGATTGACTAATGGTATATCTAAGATATATGTAGGCGGTAAATCTGAGGTTGAACAATTAGAAAGAAAAGAACGTGTAGATGATGCAGTTAACGCTTGTCGTTTGGCTATGAATGGTGGTGTGGTAGCAGGTGGCGGTTCAGCACTATATTTCGCAAGAATGAAAATATCACAACATCCCGAAGATGTTGATTTCCATATCAAAAAGTTATTTAATCTTGGCTTGTCAGCGCCCATAACTACAATAATACAAAACGCAGGTAATGATACGGGCGAGATACCTATACATACATACAAACAATATATTTGCGGTAAAACTACTGATGTTAGAAACGCATTTGATGATGGCGTTATTGACCCCGCACAAGTAACAATTAACAGTTTAGAATCTGCGGTTAGTGTGGCGGCATTACTTCTTATGACTGATGCAGCGATACTTACTGAAAGTTTATAACCCTAGTAATGAGAGGAATATATATGAGCGCATGGGGAACACAAGCAACACCTACGACTAAACAAAAGACTGCCGAACCTGTAAATCGGTTCGATGAGAGTTACTACAAAAACCTCTTCGAGAACAATACTATCAAGGCTATTACTCACAGGGCTGCCTTTGTAGGCCATGAGAATACTGCTAAGACAGGGTTGGCTTTATCATGCTTGAGAAATGAAATAGAAGCAGGTAAGACAATCTATATCTTTGACATAGATAACTCCGCTAAGTCTACGGTAGACCATGTGTTTCCCGACGCTGATAATATAGTAGTGTTACCACTACACGATGAAACAGATGACTCTATCTTCGATGAGGATAACAACGTAGACTACAAGGCTCTACTTGACAAGACATCTTGGTACGTTAACATTCTAGCCGAGAAGGTAAAGAATGACCCCGAATCAGTAGGTGGTGTAATCTTTGATGGTGGTTCGACATTCCTAAAATGGTGTGAACACGCTATGAGAGCGTCATTACTAAGTCGCGGTGTCATTGAGACAGAAGATGGTACATTCAATCAGAAAGAATGGAGAGAGCGTAACCGTCTATACAGAAATGTTTTGACACGTTTACACAGTCTTAATGTTGCTAAGGTTTACTTTACCTTTCACTTAAAAGCAGTATCACAATTCATGGATGACGGCACAGGTAAGAAAGTACTAATGACTGTTGGTTTCAGACCGGAATGGGAGAAAGGTACTATGAGAAAGTTTTCTCAACAAGTATTCCTAAACCGATACATGAAGAAAGCAGACCCCGCAGCAGGTGTTGAAGGTGATAGAACCTTAGCCGATGGTGAGTGGGTTGTACGTGCTACTATTGAAGAAATGAAAGGTAGCAACATAGAAAAGGTTGGTACTAAACACGATATACTCAAAGTATCTAATGGTAACGTAGAGTGGTTCGGCCTACCTTTCATGGAGTGATTACATGATTACTGTTGATAGTAACTCATTAACATGGTTACTAACTTTGTCTCAAAGGAAACAGAATGTTTCCGGTAAAGTAACTCCACAGGTTCATTCTCTAATGATGAGAGCAGTAGGTAGTAGACTTACTGCCTGCTCTCTTGTCAAAGATGGGTTGTCGTCATTGACATTATTATCTATACCTTGTTCCGGTGCAGGAAACTTTGCTATATCTGATATAGAGGCTTTCTTAGGGGCTTTGAAATATCACGGTGGTGTTATCAAATTAGAAATAGGTGAAGATAAAATTATCTTAAAATCATCTAACAAACAGACCACTATGACTTCATCAGATAAGGCTTTAGCATTCCCTCATACATCTTCTAATGTTAATGAGTGGGAAGCAAAATCTGTAAGATTGGCTACTAAGATAGACTTACAAGATATTACTTATCAATTAAATAGTGGTGGTAAAAGAAAGCCTTTTGCTTCTTGGCTAGAGGTAGACACTACTACTTTATATGAAGCCTTTAGGTGTGATAATATGAACAACCAAAGATACAACCTATACACAGTAACTTCTGATGAAAGAGGATTATGTGTGGAAGTAGGTAAGAACCTTAAAGGTAAAACTATCTCTCAAATTGACCCAAAACCACAGACTGTTTTTGAAGCAGTCTATATGGGTGGTTTAGAATATGTTTTTAAGGAGTTAACAGGTACAGCAAGCATACACTTCTTTGATTTCAGACCCGAAGGGCAGGGTATCAGAATGCTAATTACATTAGGTGATGGCGACTTTATTTTCCAAGCAAGTAACTTGGGGTGATTAAATGGATTTAGAAATGACAGATTTAGAATTAGGAAAAAACAAAAGAACGATTGATGGGTATGACGTAACTGTTACTATCATACCAACAGACACACAGCCTTTGTATAAAGACTACGAGTGGTTAAGCGCACAGTACGTAAAGCATGGTAAAAATATGCAGACTATCGCTACTGAATGCGGCGTTACACCAATGTGTATCAATAATTGGCTACGCCGCCACAACATTGATACCCGTAGTAGGGGCGCAAGAAAGGTGAATTGATATGGTTAATTACACACAACGATGGCCTTCATGCGAAAGATGCGGCGCAACTTTCTCTTGGGTTTTCGTGGAACATATAGACAACGCAGAAATATATGAGTGTGAACATTGTAATGACCTTAAGATGTTTAGGCATGATGCAGAATGATAGTTGAAAAAACTAACGGAAGAAATGTTCTCATAAGGGCTAGAGATAAAAACGGTAAAAGATACGAGAAAACTATTAGTGGGTATTGGCCTTACTGCTATATGGAAGATGAGAATGTACCATACGTAGCGGAAGCAGTTAGAACCGAAGCAGGTTACACAGGTCTGTATGGTGAATCTTTGACTAAAGTTTATTGTGCTACCCCTCACGATGTAAGGCAATTGTCTTATGCCGGTTCAACATGGGAGGCTAACGTACCATACACCAACAAGGTTCTTTGTGATTACATAAACGATGGTAATGAACCTATACCTAACTATAAACATAGGACATGGTATTTAGATTGTGAATGGTCGCCAACGACAGGACACATGAGAGTTATTGTGGCCTATGATAATTTTACCGGAAAAGAATATGTATGGTTCGTTGAGTCAACGCTTGCGACACAGGATTTGAAAGACGGTGAAGGAGTACCTTATTCTGAATTAGGTGAATATAAGTATGAAACTCCTGCTATGGGATTCGCTAATGAGCGTTCAATGCTCATACATTTTATGAGAATACTAAAGAATTGCGACCCCGATATTATTACAGGGTGGTATGTGGTAGGTGCTGACATAAAGCAGATAGTCGAGCGTACTAGAGCGTGTGGGCTACCTTCCTATGCCCTATCACCACTTAGGCGATTAAGGTATGAGTATGGTGATTGGGAACAACCAATAGTGGGTAGGAATTGTATAGACTTGATGCTTGCTGTTTCTAAACTATGGGAAATGAAGAATGGAAAACTACCCTCTTACAAACTAAACGATGTAGCGGAAGAAATATTAGGAGAAAAGAAAGTAGAGTTAGAGAAAGGACACGATGAATCTTGGTATGAAGATAGAGATTTATACATACACTATTGTAGACAAGACGTAAGACTACTACCTAAGTTAGACGATGCAGTAAATGCGTTAGATTACTATACTGCTTTACAACACATAGTACAATGTGAGATTAAGAGTACACCATTCATAACTAAGATGTTTACTAACTTAGTTTTAAGAGATAAAGACTTCGATAGAAAAATACCTACTCAACCTCAATTCGCTAAGGTGGATTATGAAGGCGCTGAGATTCTTAAGGTGGAAGCAGGAGTGTACGACAACGTAGGCATCCTAGACATACGTGCTATGTACCACTCTAATGCCGCTAAGTATAATATCAGTTGGGATAGTTTAGACCCCGAAGGTGTGGACTGCGGCAACGGCTCTAAGTTTAGACAGGGTGAGAAAGGTTTACTTGTAAGACAAATGGAATTGATGACTAAGTTTAGAAATGAGTTTAAGATGAAAATGTTTCTGACGGAAGGTGATGAAAAGAAGAAGTGGGATTGTATGCAGTTTGCCGCTAAGACTTTGGTTGCATCTATGTACGGTGTGGCAGGAGATGCTAAGTTTGGTATGTATCACCCCGAAATAGCGGCGGCTATCACATACACATCGAGAGAGACACTAGGTCAACTTATGGAGAATGCTAGAGATGTAGGATTCGATGTCATCTATGGACATACTGATTCTGTATTTTGTGTCATACCTACACCCGAAGAAGGGTTAGAAAAGTTAGGGTTGATTAATGAGAGAATGCACCCTATCGTAACCGAGTTTGAGAAGTGGTGTTCTCGTATAATAATGGTGGCTAAGAATAGATATACAGGTATGGTTACTTGGACTGATGGTGAGTATCACGAACCAAACATTTACGTTAAAGGTATTGAGATGAAACAAAGCAGGATGCCACCTGTTATGAAGGCGGCTATGTTAGATACTATTACCGGAATATTAACTAATGAACAAGAGTCTGCTGTAACTGATAGACTATCTACTATGGTGGATTCAGTAATCAAGGGAGAAACAGACCCAATAGACCTATGTATGAAGGGTAAATTAGAAAGAGATATAAGCCAATATAAGGTATTGTCCGGCTCATCAGCAGGTGCGGCTTGGGCTAACGAATATCTAGGTAAAGGATATAGAAAAGGCTCATTCTTTTTAGTTACCTTAAATGAAAATGGTAAGTATATAGCATTCGATAATCCGAAAGATGTCGAGGATATAGAAACCATAGGTACTAAGGTTATGGTAGATAGATTTGTCATAAAAAAAATAAAGCCATACTTTGATTTGGCAGGATGGAGTACTCAACCCATAGAAAATGCTAGGAATGGTTTAGCAGATATGAGTTGGGTGTAAAGTTTATAACGGTAATACAAGGGTGAAAATAATATGAAAGACGAAGATTTAGAGATGTTTATGCGAGAAACGGTAAAGGTGATTCAATACATGGGTAACGATGTAATGAAATTACAGATGATGTTCTATAATTTATTAGATGACATGGGTAAAATGGATAGGGTAATCTGTCCTTCATGCAACGAAGAAGTTATCAGACCTATACTACCTAACATACCACTAGAAGATGTTTGCCCGTCATGCGGTGAAGGTTTGTTTGACAAAAACCAAATGTCTATTGACGATTGGGATAACGGAATAACAAGAGAAGAAGAGTGAAACTATGCTTTCTTCATATAACCCTGCTGATGAAGGCGCACTAAGAGTTAGTAAGTCATCGTTTATGACATACAAGATGTGTCCACGACAATTCTATTGGAGATACATAGCAGATATACCTACTGTGCCGCCAACGGAAGAAATGATTCGTGGTGTCGCCATACATAATGTTATGGAGAGAGGTTTATTAGACGGTGCAGATGTGCTGATGGAAGCGGCGAAACAAGAAGGTGTAGCAGACGATGATGGAGTTGATTCATTAAACCTTCTATTGCATCAGATAGCACACGACATGGGTGGCTTGGAAGTAGTAGAGGCAGAAGTGAAGCACGAAGTCTATGAAGAATTGAACGGGCAACCTATTGTATGGGTCGGTCTTATAGATGGTGTGTTAAAGCATCCCGAAACAGGAAAACTAATCTTGGTGGAATTAAAGACGGGTAATATGTCTATGTCTAAACTAGGTAGGACTAGAAAGGAATTAGTGTATTATACTAGGTTGTTGAGAAAGTTAGATTACGAAGAGGTATCGCACTTCTTATACATTAGCCCCGACTACGAATATGACGTAGAAGATAAATTAATACTAGAGGGTAATAAAAGAGGAAAGACCATGTGGATTGGTGCTGAGAAGGGCTTCGCTCTTTTAGAGCCATTTAGAGAGAGGTCGTATAAAATATTTGAGGAATCATTATATGACACTATTGAGTCTCTTACTTCCCAACAATGGCCTATGAATTGGAATGATTACTTCTGTCCAATGTGGTGTGATTTTTCACTAGATTGTGAGGCAGAATTGAACGGCATTAAGGAGTGGAATATAGATGAATAAACCGGAAATTATATGTCAATCATGCGGTAAAATGGATGCTTGGGAAGGCGAGGAAGAAGTTTGGAGAGTAACAGGACAGGAAGGACACAAGCCGGAATTAATGCTTCTATTGGCTTGTTCCTGTGGTGCTACCTATACTTTTGCGGTAAAAGAAGAGTGATTATTATGCTTCTGTTTCCGAGAGAGATTGGGCTTCGCCGTTCTCAATGCTTTTCCCGTAAAACTTTTGATGATTACATAGATAAAGTAAACGGTAAAGCGTCTTGCTACACATCTTTGTATGCTTTTCAAAGAAAAGACCCTACTAGACCTTGGAAATATGACGTTGAGAGCGTCATTATGGATAGAGCATGGTGGGATTTTGATATTGAAGAGGGCGGCTCTATGGATGATGTAAAGAATGATGTTGCTACGCTCATATCTCGTTTAGACGGTGATGTGAGGACTGTCTTTACAGGTAGGGGGTTTCATATACATCAGATGTTTAAGCGGCCTGTAATCGGTACAAGTATTGCTAGGCACATAGACAGGTATGAAAGAAGCGTGGCTAGTGATTTGGCTACTTTAGACGGCGTAGGGCATCCACAAAAATTAACAAGAATACCCAACACATATAATACAAAAAGAAGTAAGTGGGCTGTAAATATACCTACGTTAGATTTCATCAAAGACCCGTTGAATTACGACATACCTACCACACCTAATAGGGAGTATGATATATATGACCCGTTTAGAGGTAGGGCTGTGGATAGCGAGTTTGATATAGTCAAATGGATTTCTAATAACCCTATACCTAAAGACCTACATAGTAATGTATTTCATGGTGAGATAACTTCTTCCGGCCAAATACCTATACCACCGTGTATAGCCTCGGCCATGACGCATGAGAACCCAAAACACCCTGTTAGGTTGGCTCTAGGGTATCATCTAGTCGAGAATCTTAGGTTGTTTGCCGACCCAAAAACATTGACTACAACAGACAAAAGAAAGATAGTTGATGAAGCAGTTGCTTTTATCGAAAAATTAAATTGGAGAGATTTCAAACCTAGTATGTCTAGGATGCAATTGTTTTCTATTATAGACCACGAACAGCCACCGTCTTGTTCTTGGCTATCCGCTAACGTAGGATGTAAAGGTTCTTGTTGGAGAGATGACGGTACAAGGAGAGTATAAAAATGATGAACCTAATTAGTTTAACCGAAAAAGAAATGGAAGCCTGCACTATATGTCATAACGCTTGGACACTAAAAACTTCAAGAGAAAAGTACTGTGGTGATTGTAATTCACACATCATTATATTAGAGGATGAGGTTTACCATACACTAGGATGGTAGGATGTTACTAGTCGATGATAGAGAAAACCCCAAAGTAATTAACAAGTTGTTAATGCGTATGGGAGAAAATAACGTAAAAGTATGTAGAATGGTGAGTGCAGATTATGCTATGGGTACTTGGGGTGTTGAGGCTAAAGAAATTAACGACCTTTTTCGTTCCATTCTTGGTATTGGTCGCAATAGAACTATCGTTTCTCAGTTGAGAGACTTACAGGATAACTACGACAACCCCGTACTAGTAGTCTATGGTGCAAAGTTAAAACCTTGGGTAGCCACCGGAAGGCCATCAGCGAAACAAATTGCTACCGAAATGTCTCGTATGAAAAAAGTAAATACACAATTCAAAATGACATTTCATCAAAGATTCCCTAAAATTAAGTATATGGAATTGAATACTATGGATGAGTTTGTTGAGTGGTTGGTAGTAAATCACACCCAACTAGGCATGGCTTTCTCAAATCACGATTCAGACACACAACGGGCTATAAAAAAAGGAGAATTAGACCCTCGTATCGCATTTCTTTCTTCCGTAAAAGGAGTTACACCCACTATGGCTCAAGATTTACTAGAAGAGTTTGGTAGCATACCTAAACTACTTAGGCTTAGGACTACACAAAAAGCAGTTATGGCTGTCAAAGGTGTGGGTAGACAAAGAGCGCAGGATATACTAGCCCTAAGAGATAACCTAGAAGATGTACCACTCAAGTGAGAGTAGAAAACTTAGCGGAAGAAGAAGAGGTGTGTGCAGAAGCACGTTCCATTTTAACATCCAAATTATGTAGTATTATAGATGTCTCGTTGGCTGTATCTTTTCCTGTATTGGGTTTTCTAGTTAGTGTTACCCTAATATTATTACCAATAGTATTGAGTCCTTTTAGTGGGGTAGTTGGTATTAGGGTAATTGTTTTTCTATCTATGCCTCTACTTATATTTACCGTATTACTTATAGTACTACCACTTTCTATACAATGTACATCTATGTATAATATACCATAGTCTGTATTAGATAAAAACTCACCATGACTAACTGATGCAGTTATTTTTACCCTGTTACTTAATACATCTTGAGGTACTACAAATGATGTTTGAATAGATACTTCTTGACTTTTAATTGACGAACTATCGCTGTTTTGTAAACCCACACCCGCAAAAACATACCCTTCCGATACCATTGAGGCAGTACCACTTATTGCACTTACATTCATGCTACTCATACCTCTCATAGACGAAGGGGTTGGGGGTATTGGTGTTTGGCCTAATATACTAAACCTAGAGTCTCCCGATAACATATCGCTTACGAGATTCATTCTATTATTATTAGTTAATGATGGGGTATTTTTCCTCTTAGAAAAACTTGCCGTTGCTTCTTCGCTACCATCTTCTTTACCACCTTCTGTTTTTTGGTTGTCATCGTTTATATCTTCATTAGGTGGGTTGGTAGGTATAGGTACATAACCTCCTTGTCCATAAACCCCTTGACTAACGCCTGTTGATTGGCCTTGAGATTGAGAAGTACCTACTTGTAAGTTTTGGTTAACTTCGGGAAAGAGAGAAGAGATTAAGCCATTAACAGCAATAGACTCATCTCTCTCTAAATCCATACTTACTTCTTCTGTTCTACCGGCAGAAATATTCCAATTTACTTTTTGTATAATTAGATTTTCAGAAGTTAATCCTAAACCTAAATCAGTAAACGAAACGTAAGTAGCGGGGGTGTAAGAAACATCTCTTGTTATCAAAACTTTAGGTGCATACCATTCTGCTCTAGTAGTTTTGAAACCACCCATTTCAGTATATTCTCTCATACCTAGAGGAAATATGGAGTTTGTATTTGTTGTAACTACTTTTAGAATATTTACACTAGTAGGGTTGCCACATCTATGACGCAACAAAGCCCTACAATATTCTGCGTTAAAACTAACTACCATATTACCTACGCTTGTGTCGCTATATGTCGAAGGTAAAGCCAACTCATAAAAACCACTATGTTTTACATTTACACTTGCAGCACTTTTGTTTGTTGGGTGAATTGCCCTAGTTTCACCGACAAAAGAATAATCCGCTACGTGTATAGTGAACTCAGCATTGTCTATATCTGTTCCTGTTTGAGTGCTTTTTAAGTCTACCCACATACGCATAGGCTCTCCATAATTGTCGCTAACAAATGGTGTGTTATCGGGTATATGCACTATTTGTACGGCGTTAGATATAGACCCACTACCGTACCAATAATAGTTATCTTCCCAAGGAATATCACCACTTGTAGCGGGAGATTTGCTTATACCATATCTTGAATACAAATTAGTAGATGTTTTTTGGTTGCCGTCTAAAGCATTTACCATACCATTAAACAAAGCCCCACCTGTACCTAATCTACTCCAATTACATACCTTAGTATAGTCATCATCTGTACCTTCTAAGGCAACGTAAGAATCTGCTATGTAACCATACCTACCCGTACCTATCATTTTGTATTTTTCATGTGGTTCTAATATAGGCTCAACATTTATTTTTAGTGGGCTATTTTTGTATGTGTTATATTGTTGTTTTGCTAAAACTTGTGCTTCAAAACTTTGAGTTATGGTAGGGTGTTCTAATATTTTCCATCTAGTAGTATCTGTCATATTTGGGTTAGGATAATCAACAAAACTTTTACCATTATTATAATATACCCTAACATTAGTAATTTGGGCGCTAGACGTTGTCTGTAAATTATTTACTTTCATGTTACTTCTAGTTAAACTCTTACTACTATTATACTTAGGTCTAAACTCTAATCTATTATCTCTACCAATAAGATAAGAAAAAGATATGTTATTATTATTTTCTGTGCCTATGCCACTATTTGTCTTAATTGTTTTTATAGTACTTAAAAATGTTTTTCCCCTACTGTCTACTATTGACCCATAACCATCATTATTATTAATAGAATTGTAAGTAGTCATCGTAGAAGTTATAGGTATATTATTAATATCGTAAATTGATTTTACTGTTGTTGGTGGCAACCAAGTGTCCATAATTGCAGCATTCCATAATGTTCTAAACTTATCGCTTTCCCAAAAAGTACCACTATTTTTGTTTTTTATGTCACCTCTTACGTGCATTAACAAACGCAACATAAATTGGCTGTGGACAGTAGCATGAACTTCGTAAGAGTCGGGTGTAGTACTATCATCTGTTAAATCATAATCAGTAATAATTCCGTAATCATCCCAAGTTTGGCCGGTTGCTGAATGTGCATCCCAAATAGCCTGTTCTAAAGATGTTAAGTCCGTTTCTGCGCTTACGCTTATATTATCTTCTTCTATCATAAATATTTTACCTAATTGTATAGGTACTTCGTATGTATCTCCGGCAGCCCATGTACCACTTACGTTTAGATTTTCTTCGTCAACTACATCTATAATATATTCTCTTGTATACACACCACCTGTTATTTTTTTAATTAACATACCGTTTTTTAATCCGGCAGTAACATGACCTGCACTAGCATTTGTAATTTTTGTTCCGTCTGTTATTGATGTTATTGAATCTACCGAAGATGGAGAAGTGTATTTTGTGCCTAATTTATTATTCCAAACAAAGTAAAAAGTATCTTTTTTATTTGGGAAAACAGTAATTAATTTACCTACCCCCGTGTCATCAAACTTACTTACATCATCAACAGGTATTCCTTTATCACCTTTTATAAATCCTTCGTTTGCTAGGGTAGCATCCGACAATAATCTATATTGAGCCGGATGTTCACCTGCAATATCTCCTGTTGTTTGATATGAAGAGATTGCTTCCGCCCAATAATTATCTATTAGTGCAGGGAAACCCTGTCTTACTTGTACGTAATCTCCTAAATCAGTACCTAAACCGGAAGCCTGTCCTGTTCTACCCCCATTTGTGTGAGTATTAAGGTTAAAGAAAGGAGAAGAGTCTATAATTAATAAAGCACCCCCCTTATCTTCCCAATCGTGATAGTGTGAAAAGTCTTGTTCACTTCCTGTTGTTGTGTAAAAATAACCTTTAGAATTACTACCGCCTGTAATAGACATAGTAGCACTAGAAAAGGCAGTAGACGTAACTAAATATCCGCTTTGTGTATCTGTTATAGTATGGTAGCCATCGTGAGATGCAGTACCTACTAAGTAAACTAAATCACCATTAGCAAATCCTGTAATTGGTGTTGATGCGCTGTTAATTCTTAGTTTTCCGTTTCCGTCATTCTGTATAGGATTTGTGATTGCTAAGTTTTTAGGGTCAGAATAATTTACAGGTTTGGAAAAGGGTTTGTTTGTAATTGGTTCAGTAGTAGTATCAAGATTCCATATATTTATATCTTTATTTACCTCTAAACTACCAAAAGTATCTACATTACCATTTTCATCAAATTGGTCTGCGTAGTACATTTGTATATCATAGTTATCTTCTAGTGGGTATTGTAAACCAAATGATTGTTTTCTTTGTGAACCATCTGCGTCTGCTAAACCATTGTTTCTCATGTCAGCCCAAAGTAACCAAAGGTGTTTATAGTCATCACTTATATTTTGAAACTTAATTTTATGACCCGAACCACTCATTTTAAAGTTTATGTATTTACACCCTATTAGATAATATTTACTATTGGTATTTATTTTACCTTCATAAACAAACTTACCTTTAAACGCATCAACATTTCTATTAGGCATAAAAGTACTATTATCCCATATTTCCGCTACCCCACTACTAGGGGCATTAGAATAAGCAGTAGAACTTATTTCTATTATTTTAGTTGAGGGGGTTACAGAAGTGTCTAGTACTAATTGATTATCATAATTACTACCTATTTGTAATTCACCTATTTTACCAAACTGATACCTAAACCATAATGAGTTAGGTAAATCTCTCATCCATCGTGCGTGTATAGCCCTGTTTAATAACGGCAATCCATTAGTTGTTACAAAAGCGTTGGGTACAGTACCACTATCTTTAGACCATTCAAATCTGTCGTTGTTAGTGAGTAATGAGTCTTGTTCGGCTACGGCATCAAATACAGAACTTCCTGCTGCAAAATTAGTGGAAACACCACTAACGCCTGTTAAAGTGTTACTACTTTTTCCTGTCCATGTAAAAGTATTATTTGTTGCTGCGCTATTTGCTGTTCCTAATCTACCTGTACCACTAGTAGAAAATAAACTAGCATCTGTTAAAACTAAACTAGATGCGCCCGAAGAAGCGGCATTTGCTAACGTAGTTTCGGGAGAATATAATCCATGTTCCGCTAATGATGATGGGTATTCTGTAAAAGTTTGTACTACCCAAACAGGTGTTGCCGACCAAGACCCAACAGAAGTTACGGTACTATTATAGTTGTTAAAATAACCCATAATTTTATGTACGCTTTTCACTTTATGTCTATTTAAATATGCGGAGTTAAGTGCTGTTGTATTATCCATAGCCTCTTTATTAATGTAAAAATAATCACCAACTTCTAAAGACGGGTCTGCATCATAATATACATTCATATACCAAGGCCCATTATGAGGTGTTAAATCACTATATACAGGCCGATGACTATTCCAATTAGCCCAAGCACTAGCCATTTGTGCTTGTACTCCCGCAGCACTAAGTCCACTAAAATTAATTCTTCTATCATAATCGGGTAAAGCACTTTGGTGTTTTCCGATATATATTATTTTAGCAGTTTCAGCAGAAAAAGCCAAATCACCGGAAGCAAAAGTTAAGGTAGCACCACTAACTGCTGTTGGTGTAATGTTAGTAGCATTATGATTTGTGCTTTTTATAGTAACTGCTGTTGATGTTGTTATAGTATGAGTGCTACTATTTAAATACACTAAAGTATTGCCGGAAGTATCTTTTTGAAAACCTAAAATATTTATACCCTCATAATTATCTTCGATATTATTTGGGCCATATACTGTGTTTTCATTATTATACATTTGTATAGGCAAACCGGAGTTTTGTTGCGTTCTTTGTGTTGACGTTTCTAAATAACTACTATCACTATCAAACCCAACATCACTACCTGTAAGTTTTAATTTTGTAGCCCCTAGATTCATTATTTCTTGAAACCCTTGAGCGTCATACAACCAATAAGGGGTTTCTGATATTTCGGTATCTAAAGACTCTTGACCTATTTCCCAAAGTGGTACTTGTCTATCTAAAAACGATAAAGAATCTTTTGCGGTAAAACTTAAATCTCTTTTTCTCCCTTGTTGGTTTATTTTAAAGTTATCTATTTCCCCCCTCCAAATAGGTCTATCTATTCTACTGTCAATATCAGCAAAAAATAAAACTTGCCAATCTAAAGGAGTACTGTTAGTAAATAAAGAAGTTATATTTTCTATGTAATCACTAGTGTTAGTACCCGTAGAACCATTAAATCTTTTTGGGTCATCGGATATATTTACCTTAAAAACACTAATACCGTTATTACTTTTACTAAGTTGTGCGTTATTAATTTGTACTTCTTCGGTAGTAGTTATATCATTAGTAAGATACCTTACCATACCTACTCGGTCTAACATTAAATATGATACGTAACCAAAATTACCGTCTGTTGTTTCTTGGCTATTGACAGTCATTTGCCACCCATACATATCTGATGGGTCAACTCCTGTACCACTAGCGAGAGAGCCGTTTAGTACAACCCTAGTACCATTAACATAAACATCGTATTTACCTGTTGAGTATTTCATTACAAAATCAATATCTAACCAAGCATCATCATTACTATATGATTGTAAATTAGAGCCATCATACAAAAGACCATAAGAATCATACGCATTTATTATTCCCGAAAAAGTATTACTTAAGTCTAAAGTATAATCTATTTCCGGTGTACCGGAATGACCTGCATCAGATGTTAATAAAGTAGATGTAGGGCTAGGAAAACCTATCTCAAACTTTATACCTACTTCATCCCATTGGGTAGAACCTTCTGCAATAAAACTTCTTAATGCTAGTCTAGTAGTAAAAACATCCCTATCTAAGCGCGAGTTTAATTTACCATCATATATAATAGTTGGTACATTAGGAGAGTCATTATCAATGTGTTTTCTAACTGTTTGAACACATAAAAAAGGTTGTTTTGAAGGGGAAGTAACTTCGGCAAATACTTTAGGTGGAGAGGTAGTAATGTCATTGTATTCGGCTGTGCTTTGCGTTATTTTTTCTCCCATCCAAGAGCCTGTAAGATGCGCTCTTTGTACGAAGTTTCCTGTGGTAGAAATAAATCCTGCGTTTTCTGCTGCGTAGTTTGTAGCCGTAAATCTTTTCATATCTGCTCTACCAAATGTTGCGTCATTATCACCGACAGATACTATGTAAGACCCACTAGTGTCATGTCCGTTTACAAATCTTTGATAACCTACATTTCCTTCGGATGTACTACCGCCAAATCTATACCTGTTAGCAACGTGTCCATCGGGATATTGTAATTGTATTCTACCCTCCCAATCTGATGCGTTATTTCTTTTGGTGTCTAAACTTAGCCACTCAAAAACTCCGTTGTTACGTAAATATTGATTTACGTCGTTTGTACCTAAAAGTGTAGTATCGTAGTTAGTTTTTTTTGCCCTTTCTACAATAGACCAACGATAACGAGGGTTGAGAGAAGCCTCGCCGTTCATAGGATTTCCAAAATGACTTACCGTTACTGCGTATGATGTATCGGAAGGTTGTTGTAGGTTATCGGGAATAGCCCTAGCGCCGTTAAAATCATCGTAATAACCTGCTATCCATATCTGATATTTTTTCGATACTGTTCTTACCATGCTCTCACCTACGTTGTTGAGAGATTGTAACCTCTTAGGTTTCCTCTTCCCTCTATCTCTTCTATAATCATGTCTGCTACCTGTGGTACGGTCATACCATTAAAGTTATTTGTCATTATAACTTCGGTAGTAGTAACTAATGTTTCAACTCCTTGTTGAGTAACCTGTCTAACCAAGTCTCCTGTCAAATTATTTCTATCAAAACCATAGAACATTTCTTCTCTAGTATTAGCAAAGCCTTGTAATTCATCGTTTAAAACTGAATATTCTTGCGCCAAATTACTTACACCTTCTGCTTCCACACCCATTAATTCATTTATGCTTGTCTTATATGATTCAGCAGTAGTTTCTAATTCTTCATAGGTTGTAATTTTATGTAATTCTATAAACGCAACTAAATCTGAATATTCTTCTCTAAACTCCCTAACATCATCTGTTGCTGTCGCAAAAGCACCGTAACCCTTAAACTCTTTGTCATTTATTCGGAAAATATTTCCGAGTTGATTTAAGAATCTTGTATTAGAGTTATTAATAGTATCTACTGTTCCCATACTAAAAAAGTTATGTCCATCACTAGTTATGCCTTTGTTTATACTTTCATACATTTTTAAATCATCAAAATATTTTTTAGATGCTTCCATATTTTCTTTCATATCAGTATTTTGGAAATTAGTAATTCTTCTAACTTGCATCAATGCCGCTATTTCACTTTCTATTGCCGTTATTCTTGCTTGCGACATTTTATCTTGCGTATCATCTAATCCGTTTAATTCTTTAGTTAATTTTTGTATTTCAGATTCTACATCCATAGTACCGTCTTTCATTATTTCTAAAACTCTACCTGTATCTAAAGAAATGCTATTAAATCTTTCTTGTTCATCTGCTGCTTTTTTGGCTTTTTCAGTCCATTTATCAAAAACCCACCATCCGGCCATAATTGCGACAACTGCTGTAATACCAATAATACTTTTCTTTAATGCAGCATTAGAAATACCTATGGCCTTTGCTAATTTTATATGAGCAGCACTATATACTTCGGTAGTAGCAATACCTACTAATTGTGAAGCATTTTTAACATTATTTGCTTCAAGATGCGCTATTATCTGCGTATTAGTAAGACCTATTGCGGCCGCCTCTTGTATAAATGCCTTAGTTAACGCCCTCTTAACAAACATTTGTTTTACTGAAATTATTGAGTTATACATCATTTTACCTGTTTGGTAAGCCATAGCCCCACTAGTCAACGTCATACCTATTCTCATTTCCGTCTGTTGTTTCATAAATGGAACATTAAACATCATAAAGGATGAACCCAATGCGGCTATTCCCATTGTTATTGTCTGCATACGTTTAGCCTGTTGTTTAGTACCCATCTCTACTGCTTCTTGTAGCATTACTTCTTTTCTTAATTCTCTATCTTTTGCTTCGGCTACTACATCATCATAAACTTGTTTTCTTGCTGATATTTCTGCGGCATTTGCGAGAATAATATCTTTCTTTAAATAAGTATTATCTATTTCTTTTTGTATTTCTTCTTGTCTTTTTGCATGAAACGCTCTAGCCTCTACATCAATTTTTTTCCTACTAGTACCAAGAGATAATTTTGCATCTCTATGTCTTTCCTCTAAATAAATTAATTTTGCTTGTTCTCTACTTATTTCTTTTAGACCGGCAAGTTCGGTTTTTCTGAGTTTTTCCAGATTTTTAGACCTAGTCCTAGCGTAGTTTACATTTCTTGTTCCTAAACCTTTACCTTTTGTTGACTCTTGCCTTCTTTTTCTTTCTGTTATTAATGCTTCTTCTTGATTTCTTCTATTTAATTCTTTTTGTAAAGCAATCTCATTTGTCATTAAAACAAGACCTTCTTTAGTATGTTCCATACCGGCTATTTTTTCACCATTCAACGCTCTTGTAATTGCTGCTTGTGTTTTTAAAGCAATATTCATATTTTGTAAAGCCATTATTATACCAAGAGCAGGCCCAACAAAACTTTGTGATAGTTTCGTAAAGGTAACGATAGAATTGATAGCAAAACCAAAAAACTTATTTTGCGACAATTGTTCTATTTGTTTTAAAAATACAGTTTGTGCTTCTGTTGCTTTTGTTAAAGCAGGTAATAAATTATCACCTATTGAACCGGCTACATTTTTATAAGCCGCTTCCGCTTTTTGTAACTTAAATAATTCTGTATCTCTTCTTCTATCTATTTCATCCATAGCAGGGAACATAGCAATTGTTGCTTCAAACTCCAACTCCTTTACCCTATCCACGTTTTCAAGTAATTTAATAAGACGGGTATAGTGTCTATTACCCGCTACTTGTTGAGCCAAAGCAGTCTGTTGTTCACCATTCATTTTTTGATACTCAACCGACAAATCTGATAACACCCTTGACAAAGGTCGCATATTTCCTTCTGAATCTGCTACGGCTATCCCTAAATCTTCAACCGCTTTTCTTGAGCCGTTAATATCAGCACCAAGCCTAGCATACATCATACGCAAAGCACGACCGCCCTTACCTTGTTCTTCACCCGCCTCAATAAGAGTAGCGGATAAGGCAGCCATACTTGCTATGCTTTCGTTAGTCAAATCAGCCTGTGATGCGAATTGATTCATAACGAAAGTAATCTGTTCCATCGTAGCAACCGACCTGTTTTCAACCGTGTTAAGTTGATTTAATATCCTTATAGAATCTCTACGTATTATATTAGCCTGTTCTTCGGCATTCATACCTTCTTCGATATTTTTAGTCATAAACTTAGTTTGTTGTTGTAAGTTAATTAATCTTTGCATGGCTGCGTCAGTTTCCATACCACTTATTAGACCAAACATCATACCTATTTCTGTACCCACATCCATAGTAGATGCCCCTAAAACACCACTCAATTGAGCCATTTTAGCACCTGCTAACATAGCCTCATCAGAAGCAAAACCAAGAGCAAGACCTATGTCGGTTATACTTTGGGCTACCTCATCCATTTCATCAGTAGGAACATCTAAAAACTTTTCTAATTGTATTCTTGCTTCTTCTATTTCTTCGGTAAGAGGCATTATTTCTTCTACTACATTGGTAAACATTTCACCTATTTCTTGACCTGCTTCTTGAATACCCATAAAAGTATCTAAGTATAAAGACTCAAAAACTGTTTGTGCTGCTTGCGCATCTTGAATTAATCTTCCTGCTTGGAAAGTACCTACGATGTCGAAGAAAACCCTAGACGCACCGGCACGTAAAACTAGTAAAGTAATAGCGCATATTATTGGAAATAGACCTGTGAAAAAAGGAAGAATTGTTGCATCAATCATATTTAATCATCACTACTCTTGCCCTCAACAGGCACTCCGCTATCTCTCAATATATCGAGTAGGTCATTGTTGTTGTTTAATAGTTTGCGTTTTTCCCTTCTTTGGTCGCGTCTAGCGACTGCACCTTTAGCGTCTTTACTCTTTGCTTTTGTAGTTGCTTCATTTATACTATCATTAATATTAGCCGCTATAAGAAGGTCTAAGTCCATTAAATGCTTACCGCCTTCTACATTATATTTTAACCATAAATCTGAGGGTAAAACCCCCTTGAAGGCCATACATAGAGAGGGGGCTACTCTAATAAAATCTATAAAGGGATAGCGCCATCCTTTTCATCCCCTCTTACAAAGGATAATATATTCATTAACTCTTCCGAAGTTAAAATATTTATGTCTATTTCTTCATCTAATATACAATTAGGAATCCACTCTTCAATTTGTTTTTGAATGCCTGCCCCATATTCATCAATATAATTAGCAAACTCTTCGTTTTGTTCGTCTGTCCAATTTTCTACTTCACCCGCATGACGCATTTTTCTAAATGCTTTTCCTTGCGCATTAGTAATTGCTAGTTTTTCCATACCGGAAACTTGCCTAACCCAAATCTTTGTTCCATCTTCTAATTCTATTTCTTTCTTCATTACCGGCATAATACCACACTCTCGCTCTCGCTAATACTATGTAAAAGGTATTCCTTTAATAAAGAATTACTCTTCTTCGTCTATTTTTACGGGAACAATAACTTTTGCTTTAGTAATTTTAGGTGTGGGTTTTGTCGCCAAAGGAAATCTTCGGCAGTATTTTTTTATCCTTAATTTATTACCGATAGCAATAATACTCTCCATCTGTTCAGCAGGTATTTCCCTACCTAATGATTTAATGAAATCTTTCAAGTTAAACACCTCATAGCGGGAAGGCAGTAGAGCCTAATGCGCCGCCTTTTGCTGTAATGTCCATACAACCTTTGTTGTTATCATATAGTGCTACGAAACCAACAGACATTGTTTGTGAATCTCTTCCACTTACGTTAGAAGTAGGCGTTTCCCAACGAATATTGTAAAAGTTAAACTTTATGTAATTATCCGCAGGTGTATCTTCTTCTGTAAAATGTAGTGTCATAACAGGGTTAGTACCGTCATTATATGCAAGACCTTTTGATGTTACTAAAGATGTGTAATCCGGCTCGTCTAATGCTTGGTCGCCATAAAGTACTTTGTTAAACTCTACTGTTCCTGTAACTTCTCTACGCTGCATTTTTGGTTTGCTGCTGTATGTGCTGTCTCCTAAAGCCATAGCGTTATCTGTATCGGGGTTAAGGCTAATTTGGAAATCAATTGATTTAACACTTGCTGATGCCGCCGGTGCATCACCTGTTCCATCGTCAAACAATACTGTTCCGTTAGAAAAGTAAAGAGCGTCTAATGCGTCTCCCTCAAAAACAATTGCTGTGTCTGAAATAGCGGCTTGTGTTGCTTTTTCTCTACAACCTACGAAATCAGCACTCATCATAACGTATTCTCCTACGGATGCTGTTAGTGATAAGGTATTTGCTACCATACCTGTGTAAGTGTGTATTTTCTCTTCTCTTCCTACGTCAATAGTAAAGGAATCATACTCATCTGCCGCTACCGCAGGCTCTTTAAATGTATGAATGCTATTAGCAAAAGTTGCTTTTGGGAAAAATGCCGCTAAGGTATTACCTAAAAACTCATCTAGTTGAACGGCCATATTATAGCCTCCTTCTGAATATTCTTTGCCTGTTACTGATTTACCAACAATTGCCCTACTCATATCTTGTCTTGTAAGTAAATCCATTCTTGTTGCGAATGATTCATCATCAACTTCTCCAAAAGTAGTTGGGGCTACTTCTGTGCCGTATGCGCTTGCGCTTTCTTTTCCTAATGCTACGTATCTATTTAAGAACTCTACCATATAAATGCCTCTAGTAT